AACTCCCGAGGCTAACGATCAGGGTCAGGTCGTATGTAGGCGACTTTTGGATAATCGTTATCCTTTCTTGTTTAGGCGCAGGGTCATGGACAAGGCTTCAGACACCCATGCTAACGAAAAAAGCTGGTATATCGGGGTAGTAACCTCAGGAATGAGCAAGCAGCACCTAATCGGTCGTGCCCAGGCGGCTCTTATAAATAAAACAATTGAAATTCTCCATCCGGTCGCGATACGTGAATGGATGTTATATGAGAACCAAAACGGAAAATATAATGCCCCTTCTGGAGAGCACGATGACTGCGTTATGGCTGACGCTTTGGCTTTATTTGGGCATGAAGTAGGAGCCCCTCCTGTTCGTAAGCATCGGATAGAACAAGCAAAAGCAAAGGCTTCGTTGTCTGGGGACGGCCTTCGGCTTTGGAAAACGATCCAGGAGTCTTTCCAGGAGTCAGAGAGGGAGAACAAGATCCTTTTAGGTTCGGACTGGCTCCCTGAGCGAGAGTTGTAGTAGGGTCAAAAACATGGAAATTGCTCTGCTTACCGTCGCAGTCTTCGGAGTGCTCTCTGCTCCTTTGTGTGTTTTTGCTTTAGCTAAGTTTAATTTGAAGGCTATGAGTATTCTTCTAGATCATATCGAAGAAATGCACACCGTTGGCGGTCAGCCGATCGATGTTGTGAAGACCAATCTTCATATCGCCAAGCAAAAGGCTGATGTTGAAGTCGAAAAGACAAAAGCGGAGATAGAACGTTTCTCTAAGAACGGAACGCCATCAACCCAGGTTCGTCCAATGTTCGACGTGATGAGTGATTAGTTATGCCAAAGCGATTACCTAGAAAGAAAGCGGAAGAAATTAGAGACGAATCTATCCAGCTCCATAAGGATGCTGTTGAAAAGTTCCAGCAGAGACTTACCGGCCTAACTGTTACAACGGCATTTTACCGCGGGAATCAACACGGAAGGCCCGGTATTCGTGGGTTTAATGCTTATCCTCCTCATCATAACGAATCTAACGAGACGTATAATTATATCAGGCCTTTTGTTCGTTCAGCGGTTAGCGATATGCTCCGAAGTATACCTAATCCCGAGGTTGTAGCTTCTCATTCAGATCCTTCTTCTATGGCTAGAGCTAAAGCAGCTACTCAGTTAGCTAGAAGTTTTCTCAGGAATGGGGTTCTAAACTTTAATACACTCTACAGTGCGGCCATTGCTGCCCAGATTCATGGCGCTTGTTGGTTTAAGATAGACTGGAATCCGAGGGGCGGTCCCTCGAGTAAAGAGCCCAGACTTATAGAGAGCAAAGATTTTCCAGGGTATATGGAGCCGGAATTAGATATTTTTGGCGATGAAGTGATGGAGCAGATGGCTTCGGGCGAAATTCATGTAGAACATGTGAATATCGCGGAAGCTCTTCCGGACCCTACGGCTAAAAACGAAGAAGACGTTCGATATATTATCCATCTCAAGGTTTTCCCCATAACAAAACTGAATGATATGTTTCCTAGGGGCGATTATTTTGATGATGAGATTATGTGGAATGAGAATTACAGAACAAACGAGGGCGGAGAAGAGGCTATCTCAATTTCAGACCCTTATGATGAAGCAAGCTGGTCACCTACAAATAAGATAAATGACCAAGCAGAGCTTATTTACATCTATGAGAAGCCTACTAAAACTTATCCTCGTGGTCGGCAGATGATTCTTCATGGTGAAACTCTTCTTCATGCTGATAGATTGCCTAATTCAAGATTCCCGTTTGTTTTGTTGCGTGGACAGAACATGGTTGAGTCTTCTTTGTATTCTGACGGGATGGTCAAGGACCTAATTGGCCCACAAAGAAGCCTAAATAGAGCAGCTTCAAAGCAGAGGGAAATGCTCGATAGGTGCGTAACTCCATGGCTTTTGGAGCCTCGTGGTGCGGAACTGAAGATGGACGAGCTTTCGGATATGCCCGGATCTATCGTTTCTTACAACTATGGGTTTCAGCCTAAGTATATCGATCATCCTCCTATTGATCCCAGTACATTCAAGTATATGGACAATTTGGTTTCTGTTATGAAAGATGTTTCCACCTACTCCGAAGTATCTAGGGGTGACGCACCGCAGAACATAACGTCCGGTCGCGCTTTAGCCTATTTAGCTGAATTTGAAAGAGGCGTACATGCTCCTGACGTTCAGATGTTTAAGGATGCGGTGACAAAGGTTATGAGGCTCTGCCTCCAAGAGGCCGCAGATCGATACGAAGAGGGCCGACTGGTTCAAATGCTTGGGCCTAACAACGAATGGATGGTCAGTGTTTATAAGAAGCAAGACTTTGATTTCGACCATGAATTAGCTATGGAACTCTACTCCGGTGCCCCCAACTCTAGGGCTATGCGGTACGGGGAGGCTCTCGAAGCAATGCAGATTGGAGGTCTTTCAGATAGCCCCGATGCGGAGCGTTTCAGGAGAATCGTTGGGTGGGACTATGAAGGTAGATCTACAAACAACGCAGACGAGGAACATAAATCGATTGCTGACTCTGAAAATACTAAATTTAGAGAAGATCCGTATTCAGAGATTCGGGTAGCAATGGAAGATGACCATGATATTCACATAGATACACATAATCGCTATCGTGTAAGTCATGAATACAGGTATCTTCCTGAACAGATTAGACAAATATTCGATCAACACGTCGCTGAGCATGAAAACTTTAGAGGCCAACAGGTTCAAGGCTTCGCTAACGAGCAAAACCTTCTATTAAATCAGACAGAAGGAGCAGGGGGAGGGGCTCCACCTCCTAAGGCTCCAGGCATGGAATCACCTCCAGACGGAGGGGCTTCGCTATATGAGTCCAGCCCAGAGACACCCCAAATGGCACAGGTTTCTGCCGGTCCTCAAGCGCAACCCTCAGGTTATACTGTCCAATAGTTTGAAATAATTTTGATACCTGTGTTAGTTTCGTTGCATGGCAGACTCTGGTGCAAAATTTGACAACGATATTCCTCCGATGAGTGAGGCCGAAGCTGGGTCGATTGAAATGGGCGATAACCCTCCTGTTGAGGAGGTTTTAAATCCACAAATGGATCTAGACGAACCGCTTCCAAATCAAACAGAAATCTCTTTCGACGATCAAGGCTCAATGCTCGATGAGCAGCCGGGACAGAGCGTAAAAGAAAGAGAAGACACTCTGGTCAACACCCTCGGGGAAATTCCGAAAGAACAAAGAGAACTTGCAGCCGACAAAGCTCAATCTCCTCCCGAGTGGTTTAAGCCCTACGCAGAAAGCCAAAAGAAACTTGCCGAGCATTTTGACTGGGAACGTAAAAATCAAGAGATGCATGCTCAGCAGCAAGCACAGTATAACGAAGCTCGAAATGAAGCTTATTACAGAAGCCCTGATTATATAAGTCAGGTCTGTGAAGCTAATCAGCTTGATTCGGAAGATCCTGTACACAGGAAAATGGTTGAGTCCGAATTGAGGGCAAACTATCAGCAACAACAATACGAAAATCGCCTTAAAAATCTTGAGAGTTCAATTCGCCACAATGAGATCCAACAAAGTCAGGTCTCAGAACAACAAAGGCTTTCAAAGGAATTTGATGTAGCTGCAAGTTCTTATGAGGGCGTTTCTGCGGACCTCGTTAAGGCTGCAAAAAACCAGGCTGTTCGTCTGTCTGGTCTCGGGGTCAACCCCAATGAGGCGATTTCAGAATCTTTACAGTTTGTCCGTATGGCGGCTAAGGAGCCGTCTCATGCAAAACGAGCACCATCGAAAAGACAGGCTCGGATTGATCAATTAAATTCGGCTGGCCCAGGACGGGGAGCCCGCTCGCACAGAAAAACAGAGATGAGTATGGCTGAAGCAGACATGCTTGTTTCGCGAGGGGGATTCTTCCCCAACTAGGAGAATAGATAATGGCAATTAGCGAAATTACCGGCATTGCTGGAACTGGTCGTGAGGCGATGGATGGCCTCATGAAGGACTGGTATGGGACTCTTTGGGAGGACCACGTCAACACGGCTGCAAAGTGCTTGGCTTTGACCGGACTCGGGAAGGTTCGAGGAAAAATGGGCGGTCGGCGTGTTTTGAGCGCGGTGATTGATCAATATCCTCAATCAGCCGGTGTTGCTCATTTTGAAAACGCAAGCATTGTTGAGCCGCTAAGCGCGAGCGCGTTTCAGCCGGAACTGATTTCTCGCTCGCTCTATGTCCGCCTTCGCTGGACTGGCGAAGTGGAAGACATGGCTCGCGCAGGCGATAAAGCAGCATTCGCTGGCCCACGCTCTACAGAGCTTCGCCTCGCTAGAAAGCAGTACGCCGTCAACAAGTGCCGAATGGC